ATGTTAGAAAACACATTCAAGACCGGCTTGGTGAAAGAGCTGAAGTCTCGCTTTCCCGGCTGCATTGTGCTCCACGCAGACCCTAACGAGATACAGGGTATTCCTGACCTCGTGGTTCTGTACGAAGACACATGGGCCGCACTGGAAGGCAAGAAGTCAGCAAGAGCATTTCATCGCCCAAATCAGGACTACTATGTAGAAAAGATGAACGAGATGAGTTATGCTGCTTTCATCTACCCGGAGAACAAGGAGGAGATACTGAATGAACTGGAACGATCATTCCAAGCTCGTAGGTCTGCACGCCTTTCTGGGTGCGAGTAAGTATCATTGGATAAACTATGATGCTGCACGCCTTGCCGAGACCTATGCCAGCTATCAGGCCAAGGAAAATGGCACAAGACTGCACGCATTTGCGGCAGAGTGTATTGCTCTTGGTCAGAAGCTGCCGAAAAGCAAAAAGACGCTCAACGCCTACGTCAACGATGCCATCGGCTTCCGTATGACACCGGAACAGGTGCTCTATTATTCGGGCAACTGCTTCGGAACGGCAGATTCTATCACTTTTAAGAACAACTTACTGCGAATCCACGACCTCAAGACCGGAGCTGTTCCTGCACATATGGAGCAGCTCTTTATTTATGATGCACTTTTCTGTTTGGAGTACCGCGTACACCCGCAGGACATCCAAATCGAAAACCGCATTTATCAGAACGATGATGTCTTTACGGTCAACCCGACCGAGGCTGAAATCAAGCCTATCATGGACAAAATCATCGAGTTTGATAAAATCATTACGGAATTGAAGTTAGGAGAAGCAGCATGAATCCGATTGAAAAAGACATCAAATTCTTTTATGACGTAGACGACGAGACCGACAGCCTCGAACACTACGGTACCAAGCGCCACTCCGGCCGCTATCCTTGGGGTTCTGGTGAGAATCCTTATCAGCGTTCCGGCGATTTCCTTTCCCGTGTGGAAGAGCTTGAAAAAAGCGGTAAGTTTACTGAAAAAGAACTCGTTGCTCAAATAAATGCCACACTCCCCGAGGAGTATAGGATGAGCACGACAGAGTTCCGATATGCTCGAAAGGTGGCCGCTAATCAGCGAAGAGCGCTTCAGTACGATCAGGTTCGTGCACTGAGAGAAGATGGTTTTGGATGGGTCGAAATTGGAAACAAACTCGGTATTTCGGAGTCATCGGTGCGCTCCATTTATAAAGGTAACGCCGGTAAAAAAGAAACCGATACCAAAGCACTTGTGGAAACCCTGAAAAAAGAGGTTGACAAGAAAGGCATGGTTGACGTTTCCGAAGGCGTCAATCAGGTCCTGGGTGTTTCGCCTGACAAACTTGACGAAGCAATCTATCGACTTGAGGCTGAATATGGTTATCAGCGCTACGGCGTTGGCATTCGGCAACCTACCAATATTAACCAGCAGACCAATGTGATGGTTATTGCAAAACCTGAGTACAACCAGAAATATGCGTATGAGCATCAAGGTGACATTCAGTCTTTGGGTGACTACCATTCGGATGATGGCGGTGAGACATTCCAGAAGCTCCAGCGTCCGTCCAGCATGAGTTCCGACCGCGTTGCGATTCGCTATGGTGACGAAGGCGGTCTGGACAAAGACGGCGTTATCGAGATTCGGCGCGGTGTAGATGACCTGAGCCTTGGTAACAGCCATTACGCACAGGTTCGTATCATGGTGGATAACAGTCACTACCTCAAAGGTATGGCTGTCTACTCTGACGATGTGCCTGATGGATATGATGTCATTTTCAATACGAATAAACCCTCTGGCACACCCAAGATGAAGGTGCTCAAGCCCATCAAGGACGACCCGGACAATCCCTTTGGTGCAGCACTGACTGCAGCAGGTCAGAGCGAATACATTGGCGCTGACGGTCAGAAGCATCTGTCTCCTATCAACAAGCTTCGCGAGGAAGGCGAGTGGGACACGATGGCAAAAAATCTGTCCTCACAATTCCTTTCTAAACAACCCATCAAACTCATCAAGCAGCAGCTCAATCTTACTCTGGCCGACCGCAAAGCCGAGTACGAAGAGATAACGCAATGTACCAACCCGACCATCAAGCAGAAACTTTTAATGGACTTCGCAGACACCTGCGAGGGCAACTCCATGACTCTAAAGGCTTCTTCTTTTCCCGGTCAGTCTACCAAGGTCATCCTGCCGCTGACCAAAATCAGCGAGAAAGAGTGCTACTGCCCGACCTATGAGAACGGCACACAACTCGCACTGATTCGCTATCCTCATGCGGGCACTTTCGAGATTCCTATCGTCACGGTCAACAACAAAAATGTTAGTGGTAAGCGGAACTTCGGCAACATTCAGGATGCTATTGGTATCAACTCCAAGGTTGCAGAGCGTTTGTCCGGCGCAGACTTCGATGGTGACACTGTCGTTGCTATCCCCATTTCCAGCAAGGTGGCTGTCAAAGCAACGCCTGCGCTGAGAGGGTTGAAAGACTTTGACCCAAAGACTGCTTATGCTGTTCCTGAAGGCAACCCGAATGGTGTGCGCCTGATGAAAAAGGAAGAAAAGCAGAAAGAGATGGGCATCATCTCGAACCTTATCACGGACATGACGCTTCGTGGTGCTCCTCCTGAGGAAATCACCCGTGCAGTCAAGCATTCGATGGTCGTCATTGATGCAGAGAAGCACAAGTTGGACTACAAGCGGTCTGAGCGGGAGAATGGCATTCAGGAACTGAAGAAGAAGTGGCAGATCCGTGTGGATGAGGACGGCAATGAGCGGTTTGGTGGTGCATCCACGCTGCTGTCTCGCCGTAAGCAGACCGTATATGTCCCCGAACGTACCGGAAGCGCTCATGTTGATCCCGAAACGGGAAACCTCATTTATAAAGAGTCCGGACGTACTTATATTGATCCAAAGACAGGCAAGCGAGTAGAGGCGCAGACAAAGGTCAGTCTTATATCGCAAACCCCCGATGCGCAGACACTCTCATCTGGTACAATACAGGAAAATTTGTACGCTGATTTTTCTAATCAGTTGAAGAACCTCGCTAGAAAAGCACGGTTAGAAGCCGTACATACTGAAAATATGGAATATAATCCAGCTACGGCAAAAGAGTATCGGACTGAAGTTCAATCTATTGATGCTAAGCTGAAAGCTGTGATAGACAACAAGCCGAAGGAACGCCGCGCAATGATAATTGCCAACGCAAATATCAAGGCTAAAATTCAGGCACAAGGTCTTGACCCTAAGAAAGACAAGAAGGAAATTAAAAAGATTTCTGCTGTCGAGATGCAGCGTGCTCGTGATTCGGTTGGAGCAAGCGGAAGTAAAACACGTATTACGTTTACCGATCGCGAATGGGAGGCTGTCCAAGCTGGAGCGATTACGCATACTAAGTTGACGAAGATTCTCAACGCATCTAAGCCGGACGAAATCGTTAAACGTGCGATGCCGAAGACTGCTACTGTGATAACCAACGCGAAGATGGCCAAAGCAAAAGCGATGCTCGCCAACGGGTATACCTATAACGAAATTGCCAAAGCTTGTGGTGTTCCCGAGTCCACTGTTTACAGTGCTCTGAATAAGTAAGGAAGGCTTTGAACTATGATTCGATGCTTTTTAACAACGACCGATAACCCTTATAATCCCTACAGCCAGTTCGACGACTGGTATCGTTTCGATATGGATAAGGGCTACAACTCCTGCGGACTGCTGATGCGGCTGGCCTATACCTCTGACCAGCTGACGGATGCAGAGAATGCATACGAAATTGAGCAGGCTATTGATAAAATCATCGCCAACGACCCGCTCAACATCTACAAGAAGCTCAAGATGGAGGTCGAAGACGGCACGACCCTTGCGCAAAGCGCGTAAGGGGATAGGGAGGGGGTCGCAAAATCAACACCCCCTCTCAAATCGCGCCGGTCTTTGATATTTCTCCGGAGGGAAAAATGATATTTGGGCTTTCATGTCCTATATCAGACTCCGTTGATATTTTACAAAGCAAAAACGCCAGTATCCGAACCTCCATACGGATGCCAGCGTTTTTTATACTCAGTTGTTCTGACTCTCTTCAACAACTACACTCATATAGGAATTGAAAATTTTGAGAGCTCCGATGATGTTCTGATGCATTTGCTCCATAGTTACAGGGACGTAATGAGTGTGCTGTGAATCAGAGAGATATTTGGATAACTTCCGAATTTTCTTGTTTCGCATTTCGAGTACACCTCCTTTCTTTAGGGATAGATGGATACTGCTTTCTCCTTTGGTACCAAGTCTATCGTAAAGTTGAATAGGAGTCAATATATCGAATGTGCGAAAAACTCATTGGAATTTCGCGGCTTTATAGGACAACTGACAAAAGCCAAACTTGCCGAGGTCTGGGGAGTAGACCGGACTTCGGCGGTTTTTCTAAGGGTTCACGGGTACACTCCCTTATTATACCTTTGTGGTACGGGTATGGATACGTTTTCATGATCGTTCAACCTCCAATAGAACTTTCCCAAAATCATTTCCTCCTTTTGTGTCGAGTTACTGCTTTGCTCTGACATACCCGTGAACCCTTAGAAAAGCCTTTTATTTTTGTCATGAAGTTATTCATGACAAACTTTGAAAAAAAAAAAACAAAAAACACCAGCAATGGCGGGTAAACCGTAACCGTCAAATCTCCCGGCGCATAAAAAAGCATCTCTGGCTTAGCAACCGCAGCTGGGCCAGAGATGTTCATTCTTTTGGTATTCTGCATTCCTGGGGTGCACTGGCAGGCAAGAGTTGTTCGGCCCAAGCCTCGTCCATCTGGCTCATAGCGGGAGCATTCCGCAGAACCCAGAGCAAGTAACGGTACGGATCTAATCCGTTTTCTTTCGCTGTCTCAATCAGGCTGTAGATCACACTGCTGGACTGTGCGCCGCCCGGTGTATTGGCAAACAGCCAATTCTTGCGGCCCATAACAAAAGGCTTTATGCTGCGTTCAGCACGGTTGTTGCTCAGTTCCAGCCGCCCATCCTCCAGATAACGGATCAGGTATGGCCACTGCTCCAGCAGATAGTGCAGCGCCCTACCCAGAGCGGACTTTGGTGCCGCCTTGCCGCTGGCCGCATTTGCCCACGCCAATAGAGCGTCCAGAACCGGTTTTTCCTGTTCCAGCCGCTTAGCATGTCGTTCTTCTGGTGTCAGTTCTGCGAAAGACTTTTCCAACTGGAACAGCCTTGAGCAGTAGCACTCGCCGGCCGCTGCCAGAGAATCTTTTCGCTTTTCCTGCAGTAGCGTCTGCAGCGCCTCATCAAATTTTCGCCGCGCGTGGGCCCAGCAGCCAACCACCCGGATATTCTCCGGCAGCCTGTGGTAACCATGGTATCCATCCGCATGGAGCCAGCCGGAGAAGCCCTTTAAGAACTCCTCCGCGTGCTCTGCCTTCCGGTTCGGCTGGTATTCATACAGGACAATCGGATGCTCCGTACAGCCGCTGGTCCTGTACAGCCACATGTAGGACTTGCTGGTCGCCGCCTTCCCGGGTTCTTTCAGTACCTGCAGCGTCGTCTCATCGCCATGGAGAACTTTCTCCCTGCAGAGCTGCCGGTGCAGCACCTCGTAGATGGGCTGCAGCCAGGTATCAGAGACATTCAGCAGCCAGTTGGACATGGTCTGCCGGGAGAGCTTCAATCCCTGGCGGTGAAACTCCTGCTCCAGCCGGTACAGCGGGGAATACATCACAAACTTCTGTACCGCAATATGCGCTACCGCCTCCGCGGAAGCATAGCTGCCGGGCAGCAGCGCAGGCTCCTTCGGTGTTTTCAGGATGTTGGCCTCGCCGCTGTCCTGCTCGCACTTCCTGCAGGCGTAGGTATAGTAGACATCCTCTCGAATCCAGAACCGGGCAGGCTCCATTTGCAGGCTCCGGCGGACCTCTTTGCCGATCTCCTCCATTTTGCTGCCGCAGGCGGAGCAGATCAGCTCTTCTTCGCTCAGACGGTGCTCCACCACTTCAGTGGGTGTGCCCTCCGGAACGATCTCGGTCACGCTGCCGGACTGCTTCTTGCGCGCATGGGCTTTCACGGCAACCTGCTCCGGCGTAGCGGATTTGGTGCCATAGGCGTAGGCTTCAAGCTCATTGAAGCTTAGCGAAAGCTGATCCATCAGGCCCTCCTGCAACTTCTCGGAGGAGGAGCCGAATTGCCGCTTTTTCGCAAGACCCAACTGCTCCAGAAGCCATTGGTTCTGGAGCTTGAGTTCAGTGAGCTGAGTTTGCTGAGATTCATATTCCGCGCGTGAAATGGTCACCATTTCAGCGTTACTTGTGGCAATTCTCTTCTCGTTTTCCATGTGAAAATTATACCACAAAAAGTGTCAAAAAGCCAGTGTTTTCGATGCTTTTCGGAAATTTAATCTGCCTTATATTATGCTCAGCCCAGATACTGGGCGGTGGGCTTTTGGCTGCTCGATCTGTAAGCCTTCCATCAGCCAGCGGTACTGCTGCGGCGTTAGTGACCGTACTTCAGATTCACTTCTCGGCCACTGGTATGCACCCTGTTCCAGCCGCTTGTAGAGCAGAATAAACCCGTCCTTTTCCCAGTATAGTCCCTTGATCCGGTCTCTGCGCCGCCCACAGAACAGGAACAGCGTGTTGGTGAACGGATCCAATTCAAACTGCTGCTGCACCATCCGGGCCAAACCGTCTATGCCTTTACGCAGATCGGTATAGCCACAGGCGATATAGACCCGATCCGCTCCGGAAAAATCGTTCAGCATGGCCGCAGCGCCTCGACCAGGGCTTTCAGCAGGTCCGGACTCAGCTCTTGATAGAAGTCAATGCTGCTATTGCCGATCCGCAGCGTGGCGGAACATTCTGAAACGTTCCGATCCTGCTGTTTCGGTGCTGGTAACTCTGCAAACGCAGGTGCCCCGGGGAATTCCGGTGCCGCATCTGCGATGGACAGCACTTCCCGTTCCCAACGATAGTATGTAGATGGTGTGATTCCTCTTTGCTTGCACCACTGCCGTACCGGAAGACCGCTGCTTCTGCAATTCTGAATCGCTGCCACCCATTTCTGTTGTCGTGCCTGGTGCTTTAGCTCTGTTGATGTCATGGTGTCCTCCCTGATGTTAATAGTAGTGGAACGTCGCGAAACGTTCCACTACTATTATCCCATGGGTGTCCATCCGCCGGGAGATTTGACGGTTACGGTAAACCAAAATCTGGCGGATAAGAACGCGAACGATATTTGACAGAATTTTACAGAAAGGATGGTGCCGGAAATGGGCGCAAGAAAAACTTCCGGCGCTGACCTGCCCGCAATGAGGCCGGCACTGACTCCGGAAGCACGAGAAAACCAGATGATCTCTCTGGCAATGGACTTGGTGGAAAAGCGGATACGGGAAGGAACAGCCTCTTCTGCAGAGACCACCCACTTCCTGAAGCTGGCGACGAGTAAGACAATGCTGGAAAAGCAGAAGCTCGAGGAAGAAAACAAACTGCTGCGGGCAAAGACAGAGGCGATCAATGCAGCGAAGGACAACGAAGAGCTGTACCGGGAAGTGCTCAAGGCTATGAGAGAGTATTCCGGCGAGGATGATGGCGAAGGAGAAGAGTATGAGTGCTGAGGTGTTCCGGATGCTTTGGGTCGTGGCAGTCCCAGCGTTGTTTGGAGAAGTGTTCTGGTTCGGTGAATACGGCGGTGTGAACGAGAAACAGGACAATATGCTGTGGGCCGTGTTTCTTGCGACAGTTACATTCCTGATTGCGGGTGCATTTGCAATGGACCACGGGTACATCTGAGAAAGAGGCGGCTCTATGACAGAGTTCGAGAGGATACTGTTGTCTAGCTTCCTTGCATGTTTTGTGGCCTTTCTGCTGGCGGTATGGCTGGGGAAGAAACCGGATAATGCCCTGAGCAGAAGTGCTCTTTGTATGGCGGGCCTTACGGGCATGATTTCACTGCTATACGAAATTGTGGAGATGCTGAAATGAAAAGCTACAGCGAAATGTGCCGATGTGGGACATTCGAGGAGAGGCTGAAGTATTTACAGCTTCACGGGACGGTGGGAAAGGACACCTTCGGGTTTGACCGATACCTGAACCAGGACTTTTACCGCTCGAAGGAGTGGCGGCAGTTCCGGGACAGGATCATCGTGCGGGACGGAGGCTGCGACCTCGGGTGCAAAGACCATCCTATCGCAGACATCACAGTCAGCGGAGGAAAGGTGAGCCGGACGCGCATTACGATACACCACATCAACCCTCTGACGAAAGAGGACATTCTCGAGCACCGGGAAGCACTGTTCGACCCGGAGAATGTTATCAGTGTGTCGGATGCGACACACAAGGCCATCCACTACGGGGACGAGAGCGCCCTGAAGCCGACGTATGAAGAACGCAGACCGGGCGACACCTGCCCGTGGAGGAAATAATAATGTACAAACGGAGAGCTTACAGCCAGCGGGAGCAGGACTACTCCCTTGAGCTGCGGAACGAGCTGGAAGAAGCCGAAAAGATGATCCTGAAGATCGGGCCATGCCGGGAGCGTAGCCTTGCGCTGACGAAGCTGGACGAGGCACTGATGTGGGCGAACGTGGCCATTGTGGAAGCTGGTGTGGCGGACTACGCGCAATGAAAAACCGCCCCGGCGGAGAGCTGGAGCGGCTTTGCAAAATTATTCTACCCAGTCATAGTAATCATCAGTGCTGAGAACTTTTCTCATGGCGTCTGGCGTGATTTTTGTAAACGTAACAGTATACCCACTCAATGTTACAGAAATTGCCTGATCCGAGCCCACCTTAGTATACTTCATGGTCTCGTTCCATCCTCCGCCATAGGGGTAATGTACGACCATGCCCGTTTCGAGATCTCCTGATGTGATTTTGCCTACTTGTACAGACAGGTCACCATTTGTAGAGAAACTGCGTACCGAACCATCACCAAACCAGATGCCATAGTACATATCATAATCTTTACCATGCCTCACATAGCAAAGATCGTAAGAGTACATGGAAGGACGGCTATAGTAGTCTAAAAGTGCTTGGGCCAGTTCATCCCGTAATTCAGGAGAGAGGGATTCTTTGGACGATGCGGATGCATCGGAAGAAGATGAAGTCGCCGCACGGTTTGTAATGGAGGACTCCGGCTTCGGCTGAGAAGGATTCCAATCGAAGTAGTCGTCAGAAGAAAGCACCCTTTTGACAGCGGCGGAGCCTATAAGCGAAAAATCAGTGGTGGTGCCGTCGGCTGCAGTGACTGTAATGGTGTTATCTTTATCAGGATAAGTGTAGCGGAGAGATACCTCGAATCCGCCGTTGTATGGAAAAGAAACAACCATTCCACCAGCGCTGCGCAAACTGCCGGTTTTCCGCTTGCTGACCATAACGCTTAAATCGTTCGTAGTGAAATAGCGAACGGTGCTGTCGTCTTTTCGGATAGCATAGTAGGCATCATAGTCACTATATCGGTGTACGAAGCATAAGTCATATGACAATGCGGAAGGAGACACCGAACGGCTGTAAGTTGTATCGCCGCTGGATACTTCATCGATCGTATCGGAAATGACAGATGAAACAGATGCTGCTATCTCGGATGTTTTATTTTGCGCAGAAGAAACAGCGCTATTTACCGCATCCTGAGCTTTTTGAGTCACGGTCTGTGTTCCTGATTTGATCGTGCTTTCTGTTTCTTTCGAGAACGAGTGATATTTTATGACGATCGGCGTGTCTGCGGGGTACCACGTGTTATCATCGAATTCAGGTGCGCCATCAACAGTAACCTCAATAATGTCGTTTTCCGTTTCCAAAATTCCGAAAAACAGATCTCCTGCGCCTTCGGCTGTGACGTTCGTGAAGCCTGCGTCCTTTAGCTTTTTGTAAGTGTTGCGGTAATCGCCGGAGCTGCTGGCACCAGAGGGATAGAGGATCTCACCCATAGCCGCGTGAGAAGCGACGATGCTTTCGGCCTGCTTTTGTTTCTTTACTTCAGAGATGTGAGAAGAACCACTAAATAGTGCAAACAGAACGGCAAGACCGGCGATAGCAGAGAGCGTCTCGCTGCGATGTGTTTTTACAAATTGGATACACCATCCCAGCCCCGCAACAAAAGCGGCTTCGAAGGCTTCCATGTTTTCCTGGCTCTGTGCCTGAGCAGCTTTGGCTGCTTCACGGGCTTCTTCGGCCTCCCGAGCCTCACGGGCTTCTTTCTCAGCTTTCTTTCGCCGATGATCTTCAAACGGAGAAGCGAATATATCAACGATGCGGTGAATGGAGTCTGCATTTTTGACTCGGGCATCGTCATAAATACGCTCCGTGTGCATGGTGCGCTGGTCAAGAAGGTCGATCTTTGCGCCGCAATACTGACAGAAAACATAGTTGTTTGGCGTTTCATCGAAGGTGAGGTTAACGCCGCAGTTGGGGCATTTACAGGCACGCATGATAGACATCCTCCTATAGTATGGAATCTTTAAGGCAAGTATAGCATGGAGACAGAGGAGTGTAAAGAAACGAAAGAGGATTTTTTGCCAGATGTGCGAAAGGAGATAACTTATGGACAGCATCCTGACAAGCGTGAAGAAGCTGCTGGGGATAGCGGAGAGCTACACGGCGTTTGATGCGGACATCATCATGCACATCAACGCGGTATTTCTGGTGCTGCAGCAGCTGGGAGTCGGGCCGGAGAAGGGCTTTGGCATCGTGGACGCAAGTGCCGTGTGGGACGACTTTCTGCCCGGAGACGAGCGGGCGAAGGCCATCGCGTCCTACATGGGCGCAAAGGTAAGGCTCGCGTTCGACCCGCCGCAGAGTTCGACCGCCATGGAGGCGCTGAAAAATACCGTTGCAGAAATGGAGTTTCGGCTGAACATCGAGTTTGATAAAACAGAGGAATGACAATGGAACTGAACGAAAAGCTCATCTTTGGCACGGTTTTGCGCTCAACCGATGAGTCAGACGAATACGGCATTTGCAGGAAATGCGCTCGATTCAAGACAGATGCCTGTCCAAACGCGGCACGGTGTTTCAGCACGCTGTATAAGCCTTATTTCGAATCTATCGCAAGTCAAGAAATTAGTGCAACATCCAAATAGCATATTTGTGATATGCAATTCAATGCTGTTGCATTGAAAAGTTGAATTGCTATAAAATGAACGATTGACAGGAGAACGGAATCATGGCACTCTCGAACACGGCCACGCCCATCTACTACGGCCGGTTCCGGGAGGCCGTGATGCGGGGCGAGATCCCTGTCTGCCGGGAAATTTCAATGGAAATGAACCGGATCGACGACCTCATCGCGAACCCGGGCGTTTACTACGACGACAAGGCCGTCAACGGCTTTATCAAGTTCTGCGAGAGGGAGCTGACGCTGACCGACGGCAGTGATCTGAAACTGCTGGACAGCTTCAAGCTCTGGGCGGAGGAGATCTTCGGCTGGTACTACTTTGTGGAGCGGAGCGTGTACGTGCCGGAGCCCGGCGGACATGGGGGACACTACGAGCGCAAGCGCATCAAGAAGCGGCTCATCACCAAGCAGTATCTCATCATCACCCGTGCGGCCGCAAAGACCATGTATCTGGAGTGCTTACAGGCCTACTTTATGACGGTGGACAAGAGCACGACCCAGCAGGTGACGACTGCTCCCACCATGAAACAGGCAGAAGAAGTCCTTTCGCCGTTCCGGACAGCACTGGCGCGGGCGAGAGGGCCTGTTTTTAAGTTTATGACCATGGGCAGCATCCAGAACACCACGGGTGCGAAGAGCGACCGGGTGAAGATGGCCTCCACCAAGAAAGGAATCGAGAATTTCCTGACGGGTTCGCTGCTGGAGATACGCCCCATGACCATCGAGAAATTACAGGGTCGGCGCGACCGTGTGGCGACCGTGGACGAATGGCTCTCCTGCGACATCCGGGAAGACCCCATCGGCGCCATTGAGCAGGGCGCAGCCAAGAACGAAGATTATCTCATCGTGGCGGCAAGCTCGGAGGGTACTGTCCGAAACGGCTGTGGCGACACCATCAAAATGGAGTTGATGGAGATCCTGAAGGGCGAGTATATCAACCCGCATGTCTCCATCTTCTACTACAAGCTGGACTCTATCGACGAAGTAGGCAAGCCGGAAATGTGGCTGAAGGCGAACCCGAACCTCGGGCAGACTGTGAGCTACGAGACTTACCAGCTGGATGTGGAGCGCGCTGAAAACTCGCCCGGCGCACGGAATGATATTCTGGCCAAGCGATTCAACCTGCCGATGGAAGGCTACACCTACTTCTTTACTTATGAGGAGACCCTGCTGCACCGACACCGGGACTTCTGGCAGATGCCCTGTGCTATGGGCGCTGACCTTTCGCTGGGCGACGATTTCTGCTCGTTTACCTTCCTGTTCCCGATGGAGAACGGATATTTCGGGGTGAAAACGCGAGATTACATCACCAGCTACACCCTCTCACAGCTTCCGCTGGCGATGCGGCAGAAGTACGAGGAGTTCATGAACGAAGGCACTTTGCAGGTGTTCGACGGGACTGTGCTGGACATGATGCAGGTTTACGATGACCTCGACACCTACATCCTGCAGAGCGAGTATGACGTGCGGGCCTTTGGCTACGACCCCTACAACGCGAAGGAATTCGTGGAGCGGTGGGCGCAGGAGAACGGCCCCTTTGGCATCGAGAAGGTCATTCAAGGCGCAAGGACGGAGAGTGTGCCGCTGGGTGAACTGAAGAAGCTGAGCGAGCAGAGAAAGCTGCTGTTCGACGAGGCACTGATGGAGTTTGCCATGGGCAACTGCATCACACTGGAGGACACCAACGGGAACCGGAAGCTCTACAAGCAGCGGCACGACAAGAAGATCGACGCCGTGGCGGCGCTGATGGATGCCTACGTGGCGTGGAAGCTGAATCGGGATGCATTTGAGTGAGGTTATATATGATGGGTGACTGGTGGGATCATATTGCCCATGCAATCAGTTTGAAGTGAAGGCAGGTGAGAAATCAAAATGGATTACTGGAAATTCATGGAGCACGGGCTGTTTGGAAAGGGCAGTGCGCGGAAGAATCACAAGTACTACCAGCGGGTCGAAGTAGGCACGGACCGGAACGGCAACACGGAATATTACTACTTCTACAGTAAGGAAGCATACGACAACTACCGGAGAAGCCGGGCGATCAGCAGAGGCGAGGACCCCGACAGGAAGCCGACCCGCGCCCAACAGAAAGAGTGGGACAAGCAGAAGACTCTGAACGGCAAAGCCCGCCTTACCGGGGCATACCGTCGGGAAAGGCACCCGAACGGGCGTGGTGCGTGGGTGGCCACCGAGGAGTACGAGGACAAGGACGGCAAGCTGAAGCTGCGCAAGAAGTACATCTCGGGAGACGAGGTGACGAGACTGCGGAACAACATGTACCGAAAAAAGCGGGCCGAGGCAGAGACTGGCAAGGAAAAGAAAGCCCGCATGAAAGCCGCTAAGAAGCGGTACAACAAGAAAATGTCGGCGGCACGCCGGAAACGGGCAGTACAGAAGGGCGCACAGAGAGTGGCGCGGCTGCTGGGGCGGAAGCTGACATTGCAGGGAAAGTGAGGTGATAGTAAAGTGCAGACCTACAAAAATGAACTCTATCACTGGGGCATCAAGGGCATGAAGTGGGGTGTGCGGCGTTACCAGAACAAAGACGGCACCCTGACTGCGGCCGGAAAGAAGCACTACAACGGAGACGGGAATGCAGGTGAGGAAGCTGAACAGGTCGAGTACGCGCCGAAGCGGACTGGAAAAGATGCCAGTGCATACACGGATGAAGAGCTTCGTGCCAGAATCCAGCGTATGCAGATGGAAGACCAGTACCGTACCCTGATGGGCAAGACCGACATCCGGGTAGATGACCCGAATCGCGAATTGAAGCTCGAGAAAGAGCGGTTGCAGCTCCAGAAGGATGTGAAACAACTCCGGCATGATGTTTACGTTGGAGAAAGTTTCATTAAAGATGTTATGAAAGACGCTGGTAAGAAAGCTCTGACAGATGCGACAGCAAAGGCTTTGGGAGTCGGCGGACATACGCTGGTCGAAAAAGGATTCCATAACCCTGACCTCGCGAACATCATGTTTCCATTGAAAGATAACGGACAGAAGAAGGACGATAAAAAAGACAGTTGAAGTCTGGAGAAAATCAAAATGGTGACGAACTGAGCGCCGCCAGCGGCGGAAACAGCGAAGTGAGGAACTGGCCGGGGTCAGCAGGATGCGAACGGATGTGAGCAGACGCTGGGCACCCCAACTCGGGTTCCTTAGAAAGGATAAAGATGCCTAATACCTTTGGCTCCAGGCTGAAACACGCCTGGAACGCATTTCTGAACCGGGACCCTCCCCGGGTGTACGGAGGGGGCTACAGCTACCGGCCCGACCGGCCAAGGCTGAACCGGACGACCGACCGAACCATCCTGACGGCAATTTACGCCCGGATGGCGCAGGACGCCACAGCGATCACCATAAACCACGTAAGGCTCGACGAAAACGACCGCTTCGATGCGGTGTTGGACTCGGGCCTTAATTCATGCCTGAACCTTTCGGCCAACAAGGACCAGACGGGCAGGGCTCTGCGGTACGACATCTATCTCTCCCTGCTGGACGAAGGCGTCATCGCCATCGTGCCGGTGGACATTGACGAGGACCCGGTGACGGGGGAGACAGAGATCCGGTCGATGCGGGTGGGCAAGGTGAAGGAGTGGTACCCGGGCGATGTACGGGTGGAGCTTTACAACGACAGGACCGGGCAGAAGGAAGAAGTCATCCTGCCGAAAGAGCGGGCGGCTATCGTGGAGAACCCCTTCTATTCTGTCATGAACGAGCCCAACAGCACCGTCCAGCGGCTCATCAGCAAGCTGCGCATCATGGACGCCGTGGACGAGCAGGCCGGAAGCGGAAAGCTCGACCTCATCATCCAGCTGCCCTACACCGTGAAAAGCCCTGCCCGGAAAGAACAGGCGCAGGAGCGGCGGAAGACATTGGAAGAGCAGCTGGCGGGCAGCCGATACGGTATCGGCTACATTGACGCTACGGAGCATATCACCCAGCTGAACCGGAGCCTCGAGAACAACCTGCTGAAAAGCATCGAGTACCTGACCAACATGGCCTACAGCCAGCTGGGGCTGACGCCGGAGATCATGAACGGCACAGCGGACGACACTGTCATGACCAATTACGAGAACCGAGTCATCGAGCCCCTTGTGGCGGCTGTGGTGGATGAACTGAAGCGGAAGTTCCTGAGCCGTGAAGACCTCAAGGCTAAGCAGAGCATCATGTACTTCCGCGACCCGTTCAAGCTGGCACCCGTCTCGATGGTGGCCGAGATGGCCGACAAGTTCACCCGTAACGAGATCATGACGTCGAATGAGTTCCGTCAGGTCATCGGAATGAAACCCTCGAAAGACCCCAAGGCAGACCAGCTGCTGAACAAGAATCTTTCTCCCAACGCGGGACAGGCGGCACAGATTGGCAGTGACCACGCCGCAAGAGGGCGAGAGGCTGTGGAGCAGATGGTAAATGAATCTTAAAAGAAAGGAGAAATCAAAATGGTGAATTTTGACTACGACTGCAGCGGCTGGGCGACGAAGGCGAACACCAAGTGTTACGACGGGCTGACCATTGCAGAAGACGCATTCAAGGGCTGCAGTGGCCAGACCGTGCCGATGGTGTACAACCACGACCACTCGAGCCTTGACAATGTCATCGGCCACGCACTGCTGGAAAACCGCAAGGGCGGGGTCTACGCTTACGCCAAGTTCAACGACACGCCAACCGGCCAGACGGCCAAGAAGTGCGTGGAGAACGGCGACCTGAACGCTTTTTCCATTTGGGCCAACGGTCTGCAGAAGGCCGGACAGGTGGTGAAACACGGCGTTATCCGGGAACTGAGCCTCGTACTGGCAGGCTGCAACCCCGGCGCGCTCATTCAGGAAGTGGTGAAGCACAGCGCTGACAATATGGACGATGAGGGCTGCGAAGCCTTTATCTTTAACGACCCGGGCAGCCTGAGCCTCGAACATGGCATGGACCCGGAGGGCAACCCGTTGGAGGAGGCCGTACTGGCCCACTCCGACGACAACAAGGAGGACGGCAAGATGGCCGAGGAAACCAACGGTAAGACGCTCGAAGAGGTCTACAACAGCATGACCGACGAGCAGAAGGAATTTTGTCACCTGATGGTCGGTCTGGCTCAGGAAGAGAAGGCCAGCGACGGCGGCGAAGATGACAATGACAAGGAGGATGAAACCGACATGAAGCATAATGTTTTCGACAAGGATGCGGGCAAGCAGACCGTGCTGAAGCACAGCATCGACGACATCAACAGCATCATCAAGGGCGCAAAGACCAGCGGCACCCTGAAGGCGGCCTTCGACAACGCCGGCGTGGAGCAGGGCGAGATCGATGCGCTGAGCCACGGCATCGACAATATCGACTGGCTGTTCCCGGAAGACCACCTGCTAAATACCACGCCCCGCATCATCGACAAGCCCGACGACTGGGTGAGCGTAGTGATGGGCGGCGTGAAGCACATCCCGTTCAGCCGCTTCAAGAGCATGTTCGCAGACCTGACCCCTGAAGATGCCCGTGCCAAGGGTTATGTGAAGGGCAATTATAAAATCGAAGAGGTCTTTGGCCTGCTGCGCCGCTCCACCGGCCCGACCACTGTGTATAAGAAGCAGAAGCTCGACCGCGACGACGTGAGCGACATCACCAGCTTCGATGTGGTGTCCTGGCTGCGCAACGAGATGCGCTACAAGCTGAACCGTGAGCTGGCGCTGGCCTATATCCTGGGCGATGGCCGTCAGGCGGCAAGCGAGGACAAGATCGACGAGAACTGCATTCGTCCTATCTTCAACGATGCCGACCTGTTTACCATCAAGGTACAGGTGGCTACGACCGGCCTGAGCAAGGTGGAGGACAAGTACAAGGCCTTCATCAAGCAGGTCATCCGCAGCCGCAAGGAGTACCGCGGCAGCGGCACCCCGGTTATGTTCACCACCGAGGACGCTCTGACCGAGATGCTCCTGCTGGAAGACAACATGGGCCGCACGCTCTACGCCGACGAGGCTGCACTGGCCCGCAAGCTGCGCGTGAGCAAGATCGTCACGGTGCCTGAGATGGATGGCCGTAAGGGCGCCAAGGGCGGTGATCTGGCCGCCGTTATCGTGAACCTCAGCGACTACACCGTGGGTGCAGACAAGGGCGGCGCTGTCTCCATGTTCGACGACTTCGACATCGACTACAACGCCATGAAGTACCTCATCGAGACCCGCTGCTCCGGCGCACTGACGACTCCCTACAGTGCTATGGCCATCGAGTGGGCGGCCTGATAGAGCGCTGTCACAAAACGAACCTCTCAGGCGCTTCGCGCCAGCTCCCTTATTAGGGGAGCCTAAGAAGAAAGGAGATTAAAAATGACCCTGAAACCTTTTTATGATCGTACCGAGGACGTACACGTGGGCGCATATGTCGCTTACGGTCACACCGACGGCAAGCTGTATGCTGACGCCGAGCACAAGGTGAAGGTGAGCGCCGCCGACCTTGGCCGCGCCTTCATGCTGGGCCGCCTTATCGTATGCGACGGCAAGAACTACTTTGCGCCCATCGCATACGCAGAGACCACCGGCGTGAATACCTATGACGGCACTGCCGCCAAGAGCTGGACGGCAAGCGCCGAGTAATTTTGGCGGCCATGGAAGTTAGTGTACACTGACTCTGGAATTGAAATGGAGTGACGAAGCAATGGCAAAATGGTTTGGAAAAATCGGCTTTGAAGGGCAGACTGTGGAGACAGCACCCAGCGTATTCACCGAGGAAATGGTGGAGCGCGAATACTACGGCGATGTGCTGGAGTGGGGCCGACAGCTGCAGGCAGGGGATGGAGTGAACGACAATGTCACGTTCCAGAACCGGCTGAGCATCGTGGCAGACCCTTTTGCCCACGAGAATTTCGGCTCCATGCGATACGCCGAATTTGGCAGCGTGAAATGGAAGGTGGCGGACGTGAAAGTACAGTACCCGCGCCTCATCCTGACATTCGGAGGGATATACCATGAGTGAGCAGAGACTGAGGCTGGACAGCATTCTCCGGAGGGTGCTGCAAGAAACTGTCGGAGAAATACATCTGTACTATCAGCCGCCCGCCAACCTGAAAATGCAGTACCCCTGCATCCGATACGATTTGAACCGCATCCGCAATGTACACGCTGACGGCCACGTCTATCTCCAGCACCCTTCCTACACGGTGACGGTGATAACCAAGACCCCGGACAGCGACCTCACAGCGGCCGTGTCACGCCTCGACCAGTGCAGACACGACCGCTCTTATATTGCGGACAATTTATACCACGACGTGTTCACTATGACCGTCTGAAAAACAAAAAGGAGGAACAAGACCTATGAGCAAACTGGAATGGGATAAGACCGGCGAGCGCCTGTATCATCTGGGCGTTGACCACGGCGTCGTTTTCCCGATGGTAAAGGGCAAGTATAGCACCGGCGCACCCTGGAACGGCCTGACCGCTGTGAACGAGAGTCCTGACGGCGCAGACCCCAACGACATCTACGCCGACAACATCAAGTACGTGTCCATCCGCTCGGCAGAGAACTTCAAGTACACCCTCGAGGCACTGACCTATCCGCCCGAGTTCGAGCAGTGTGATGGCTCTGTCGAGGTGGCAAAGGGCGTGAGCATCGGCCAGCAGAAGCGCTGCCCCTTCGGTCTGAGCTACCGTACCCGCATCGGTGCAGACGACGACCCCGAGAAGGGCTACATCATCCATCTGGTATGGAACAGCACCGCTTCGCCCTCGGACAAGAGCCACGAGACCGTGAACGAGAATCCGGATGCTGAGACCTTCAGCTGGGAGTGCGACACCACCCCGACTCAGGTGACTGGCTACAAGCCCACTGCCCACATGACCATCAACTCCACCCTCATCGAGGCTGCAAAGCTCAAGCTGCTGGAGGACAAGATCTACGGCACCGAGAACAGTGAGAGCACCCTGCCCACTCCGGACGAGGTCATCAAGCTGCTGGGCGGCGTTACCGAGGCAGCTTCCCCTAACGTGGGAGTCTGATAGGAAAGGACGATTAGAATGATCAAGAAAGTAATTCCGTACACCGACTTTGACGGCAATCCGCGCGTCGAAGAGTTCTGGTTCAATCTGACCAAAGCCGAGATGATGGACCTTGGCCTGAGCAAGGACGGCGGCTACGACAAGTACATGGAACAGCTGATGCACAGCACCAAGGTGGGTGAGGCCATCGAGGTGTTCAAGAAGATCCTGCTGCTGGCTTATGGCAAGAAGAGCCTCGACGGCCGCAAGTTCGAGAAGAGCCCTGAGATCACCGCAGACTTTGTGGCGACTCAGGCTTACTCCGACCTCTACGTGGAACTGGCAAGCGACCCGGACAAGGCCGCAGAGTTCATGAACGGCGCGATGGGCGCAGATGTCCGCAAGATGGTGGCCGAGAACGAGGCCAAGGCGAAGGCCGCTGAAGTTTCTGCCGCTGTGGCCGCAAACAACGCCCTGGCGCTGGCCGTGGCGGACCCGCAGTAAAACCTCTCAGTCTCGCTTCGCTCGACAGCTCCCTAGTAGGGGAGCCTTTGGCATATCGGGCCACTCTAAGCTGGATGAGAGAAGCCCAATAGGGCGTAAACGGCAGTGCGCTGCTACAGAGGGCAGGTTTCATAGAAACCTTATCTTGAAAGTGGAGCACTGCCGATTGCAAAACGAAGAACCCATATCAACTAAAAAAAAACAAGCCTGACCGTCACGCCAATGCCTCTCCAAAGGGAGAGGTTGCTGTGCAGCAGACGGAGAGGGCTATGACAGGGAGAGTGACGAGATGCTGACCATCCAGATACCCGGTGAAGAATACTGGGATGCTGACCGGGAGGAATTCATCTGCCGGAAGGCCACAACGCTGGCGCTGGAGCACTCGCTGCTCTCTCTGTCTAAATGGGAAAGCAAGTGGCACGTGCCGTTTCTCGACGCAAAAAACGGGCTGACCCCGGAGCAGATGCAGGACTATGTGCGCTGCATGACCCTGAACAAAGGGGTCCCGGACGAAGCATACCGCCATCTGACACAAGAGAACTGCACGGCTATTTATACATATATGAACGACCCGATGACCGCAACATGGTTCCGGGAAGACGAGAATACAAACAAAGCCGGACCCCGCTCAGGAAAAAGCACCGCAAGTGCCGTGACGAGCGAGGTCCTGTATTATGACATGGTGGAGCTGGGCATCCCGTTCGAGTGCGAAAAGTGGCACCTGAACCGGCTGCTGACCCTCATCCGTGTCTGCAACGAAAAGCATAAGCCACCCAAGAAGGTATCGAAGAGCGAACAGGCGGCCCGGAGAAAGGCGCTGAACGCCAAGAGAAAGAAAGAGCTTGGGACGAGAGGATAGCTGCTCTTTGTCTGAGCTGGACGAACAGAGTTCAATAGGGCGCGAAGTGGCTGGCACTGCTACAGAGAGAAGGTGGGTTCGTGTCCAAAGTTATTCTGTTCCGGCAGAAGGGCGGTTTCAAGAAGACGGAGCGCTTCCTGAAAGGTGTCAGCGCCGGGAGACTGGACGGTGTGCTGGCGGGATACGGTCAGAAAGGCGTGGAAGCGCTGGCGGCGGCAACGCCCAAGAAGACCGGAAAGACGGCTGCCAGCTGGAGCTACCGGGTGGAAAAGGGCAAAGACAGCATTGCCATCATCTGGTCGAACTCGAACATCGTGGACGGAACGCCCATCGCCGTTATCCTGCAATACGGACACGGCACGAGAAACGGAGGGTACGTGGAAGGAGTTGACTACATCAACCCCGCCATGCGCCCTATTTTTGGCGAGATAGCCAAGAGAGCATGGGAGGAGGTAAGGCGGGAGTGAGCCAGGAGATAGACCAGCGTGTGGTCGAAATGCGGTTTGACAACGCGCAGTTTGAGAAAAACAGCCGGGACACCATGAGGACGCTGGACAAGCTGAAAGAGAAGCTCAGCTTCAAAGGCGCGGCAAAGGGACTCGAACAGGTGCAGGCCGCCAGCGAGAACGTAGACTTTTCCGGCATGGAGAAGGGACTGGACACGGTTCAGGCCAAGTTCAGCGCACTGGACGTCATCGCCTTTACAGCCTTGCAGCGCATCACGGACAAGGTGATAAGCACTGGCGAGCAGATGGTAAAAAGCCTGTCGGTGGACCAGATCACCAGTGGATGGGATAAGTATAACGAGAAAACTTCCAACGTCCAGACCATCATGAACGCCACCGGCAAGAGCATCGACCAGGTGAACGGCTACCTGAATAAGCTGATGTGGTACTCGGACGAGACGAGCTACAGTTTCAGTGAGATGACCAGCGCGCTTTCGCAGATGACGGCGGCGGGCGGCAAGATCGACAAGATGATACCCATGATCATGGGCATCGCAAACGCCACGGCGGATGCGGGCAAGATTGGCTTTGCGTTCCAGAGCACCATCCGAAACCTGACCCAGAGCTACAGCGCCGGGCATTTGCAGTTACAGGACTGGAAGAGCCTGAACCTGATGGGTACGGCGACGAAAGCCCTGAAACAGGAGCTTATCGACACTGCGGTAGAGCTGGGCGTCATCAAAGAAGGCGAAGTGACCATCGCCAGCTTTGAGTCGAGCTTGCAGAAGAAGTGGGCCAACACAAAGGTCATGGAAAAGACCTTCGCAAAGTATGCTTCCATGATGGAAGCGGCCTATGAGCTGACCCAGAAGAACCCGGGCATGACCAGCTCGGAGGCGCTGGAACAGCTGAAGGGACAGTACGGGGAGCTGGCAGAACGCGCCGCTCTCGCCGCCCAGCAGGCAACCAGCTTCGGGCAGGCCATCGACTCGACAAAAGACGCTGTCAGTTCAAAATGGATGTCCGTGTTCGAGACGATCTTTGGCAACAAGGAAGAGGCCACCGACACATGGACGGAGCTGGCGAACCGGCTGTACGACATCTTCGTGCCTTCCATCGACGCCCTGAAGGACAGGATGAAAGAAGGCCTCGACAGCGGCTGGCAGCAGATGCGGGACGCTTTTGGCGACCAGGCAGACGCTTACACGACGGTGCTGGAAAAGCTGGCACTGGCAAATGGCGCTGTGACCGAAGAGGCCATTGAGAAAGAGGGGAGCTTTGCGAAAGCTTTGCAGAAAGGCAAAGTGAACGCCGAACTCCTGACGACCAGTCTCAGTGACACCATCAAGACCTATGCAGAGCTGCTGGAAACGATGGATGAAGCCGACCCGAGATACCCTTACCTCCAGAAGGACTACGAAGCCTTTCTGAAGCTCAACGATGCGGTGGCGGACGGCAGTCTCGACCTTGAGCATTATGCAGAAGGGTTGACGGAGGTGTCAGGCCGGGAGCATCTGTTCAACAGCCTGTGGAACATCATGGACGCCATCGGGAAGGTCACAGGCTCTGTCCACGAAGCCTTCACCGAGATATTCCCGCCCACCAGCGGAGAGCAGATACACTCCATCGCCGAAGGGCTGGATGTGATGACCAAAAAACTCATCATCACGGATGAGAGTGCGGCGAACCTGAAGCAGACATTCAAGGGCATCTTTGCAGTGGTGAAGGTGCCTCTGACCGCCATGACGACGCTGGCGAAGACCGGGGCAAAGGCTTTTGGCGTACTGGTGGGCATCCTGCGGCCGGTTGGAGCAGTGCTGCTGAAAGTGGCAGGAAACATGGGGAGCTTTGTGTCCGAGATGCAGAGCACCCTGCTGGGAAGCGGGACGCTCAGCGAGAAGCTGGAAGCCATCGCGAAGAGCGCCAAGAAGCTGCTGGACCCGCTGACCACACTGGGCGACGTGCTGAAAAAGAGCATCGGCGAGAAACTGAGCGAAGCGAGGAAGGAAATTTCAAAATGGGCCGACAGCCTGCCGGACGGAGTGCGCGAGGGGGTCTACACCCTGCTGGGCATTCTGGAAGGACTGGGCGCCGGTACACTGACCGTGGCCGGTGTCATGGATGGAGCGCTGAGCGACCTGAAGAAAAGTGCGAACAAAGCAATCGGCACTGTGGCCGACTTTATCACCGGGCAGAGCAAGAACCTGAATGGGTATAAGGACGTGCTGACAAGCCTGCCCGCCATCGTGGGGGCTGCGGTGAGCGCCTTTGCCGAGGAGTTCAAGGGCGCTGCCGGGAACGTGGAGAGCGCGGCGTCCAGAGTCTACGAACCGGTGAAGGCCTTTTTCAAGGCACTGAAAGACGGATTCGACTCCATCAGCGGGACGGATATTTACCGATTCCTGAGTCTTCTGGACGTGGGACTGCTCTCCTACGCCATCGCACAGTTCGCCAAGGTCATGAACAGCCTGCGGAAGATGCTGGCAACGCCCCTGTCGAAGATGTTGGACAGCATTTCGGGAAGCTTCAACGCGCTGACGGGGGCTCTGAAAACATGGCAGAAACAGGAGAGCACCAAGATCCTCACGGGCATCGGCTCGGCCCTGCTGATGCTGGCGGGGGCCATGTTCGTCATGAGCCGCATCGACCCGGAGCGGTTCGTCTGGGTGCTGAGCGCTACGGTGGTGCTGATCGCTGAACTGGTGACGGCGGCAAAGCTGCTGAAACCTGAAGTGAAGGCCTTTGACTCTGCGGTGAGTGGACTCGGGTCTCAGCTGCTGAAAGCCTCGACGCTGTGGGGTTCTGCGGCGGCGCTGCTGGGACTGGCCGCGGCGACGAAGGCTCTGTGCTCTGGATTCGTGGCCATCGCGGATGCCATCAAGGGCGAGAACTTTCTCCAGAACCTCGCGGCCTTTGCGGCGGCAGTGACAGGTATGTACGTGCTGACACGGAACATGGGGCTGCTCATTGCCACCGTGAAAGCCCGTGACCTCGTGATAGGCGGTAAGACACTGCTGGGCCTTGGTGCTTCGCTCATCGAGATGGGCATCGGATTGCGGATCGTGGCCGGTGCAATAAAGCCTCTGAGTGAGGTGAAGTGGACGAGCCTTGTGAAAGCCGTAGTAGGAATGGGCGCACTGACAGCCTACCTCACCGCGATGGGAAGCATGCTCGTGCTGGCACAGGGCGTGGCGGACACCATGCTCACATTTCAAAATGGACTCGCCATCGCGGCCATGGGCGGAGGCATGTGGGTGCTGGTACAGGGCGTATGTGCTCTGGCGGGGCTCATCGCTGAGAACGTAGACGACGGCACCCTGAACACCACGAAACTCGAGTACGCCGGAACGGCCATGAAGACCCTGATGATCCTCATGACCGCTATGAGCGTACTTTCCAGCAAGACGAAGCTCAGCTCGGGTGCTGCGGTGCTGGCCATGGCAGGGGCGATGAACGCGGTGGCTGTGGCTGCTGCGGCACTCTGTCTGATCCCCTGGCCTCAGCTGGGAAAAGCGGCTGCTGTACTGGTTGGGCTGAGCGGTGCGATGTTCGCACTGGGCAAATTTGGCTCAGCAGGATGGAGCGAGGGTGCAGGCATTTTCCTGATGGCGGACGCGCTCATGGCGGTGGCCGGGGCGTGTATGATGCTGAGCAAAGTGACGCTTCCTGATATGGCAAAGGCTGGAGGCGCTTTAGCAGTGCTTGCTGGTATCGGAATCTTGCTGAGCCGCTTTGCCGGCTCGGTCAACTTCATGGGCGTCAGTACCGGAATGCTGGCCATGAGCGCTTCGCTGCTGGTGCTGGCACCGGCTATCCAGCTCATCGGCATGGCAAAGCCGGAAGCAGTGAGTCAGTCGCTGTGGATATTCGCTGATACAATGATGGCGATGTTTGCAGGCGGTATGCTGCTGACCTGCATCCCGGAACTTGCGCTCGGGCTCTCGACTCTGGCAGCCGCCTTTGCCAAGTTTGGCAAGGGAATGCTCTACCTCGCCGGTGCGGGAGCAATATTCGGCGCACTGGCGCTGTTTGCCGACCCACTGTGTACGGCTATCATCAACGCCGCGCCGGACATCGAGGATGCTCTGGTGGCTGTGGTGGCACTTATCTGCGGCGCCATCAACCAGAGCGCCGAACCCATCGGCGAGGCCTTTACCACCCTGTGCAAGGTGCTCATCCAGACGGCCATCGACCTCATCGGCTGGGCATGGAGCGGCGAAGGCGGCGAAGGCGATGGCATCAAGGGCGCACTGGAAGAGCTGGGAAAGAACATCTGGGACGGCATCCGGGACATCTTTTCGCCGTTCAGCGGCAATGGAAACTTCCAGCAGAGAAACATTGCTTTCAAGTTCGACCCCGATTTCAAACCCCAGCGCATCAATGTCGCAGATGTCTTTACGTTCTCCGGTGCAAAAGACGACGCCGAAAAAGAGGGTAAGGAGATCGGTGAAAATGTCGCAAATGGAGGGGCGAAGGGCGTCGAGGAAAACAAAGCCCGCGCAACGGGTGCTGTACAGGAGATGGTGGACGACACCATAGATGCCGCCAAGAAGGGGTATGACATCAACAGCCCCTCGAAGGTTTTTGAAGAGATAGGCCAGTACATCACGGAAGGCCTTGCCATTGGCATCCAGGACCCGGGCGCTCTGAGCGGGGCGCTGGCAGCGATGCAGACTGTGGCAAAGAGCATCCGAAGCGTCTTTACGACTTTCTGGGGCATCCACTCGCCGAGTCAGCTGGCGGAAGAGGACGCTTTGAACATTGCAGAAGGGCTCGCACTGGGCATGAAAGACCCGGAAAAGCGGGAAGAACTGCGGACGGAATCCTACAAAACAGCGGCAGAAATCGCCGCCGGCATCCGACAGGCACTGGACGAGGCCATCGAGGTCGCTCAGAACAAGACGGCGGCGCTCTACGATGCGATGCGGCGCAAGCAGACCATCGGACTCGGAGTCTCCATCGACCCTACGACAGGCCGGGATGTTCCGAACGCGCTGTTCTACGACTCGAAATACGATGCGGCAAAGAAAGAAGCCGAAAAAGCGCTTGATTCGCCCATCCTCATCCCCGGAAAGAATGACCTCACCGCAAGCCCGGAGCGGCAGAACAGCATCGTAGAGTCGGTAGCCCAGCAGGTCCTGAACGGCAAGATGTCCTGGACAGAGGCTGTCACGAAAGTTGGCACAGGACTTGTCTCCAACCTGAAAGAGAAACTGGGTGGTGCTCTTGGCCTCCCGACGGACTCGAAAGACCTCGAGGCAGCTATCCTCAGTCTATACGAGCCATATCTCCCCGACGACAGTACAGGCGCTTCCACTGCATCTTCCGGCAAGAAATCCTCGGGCAAGGGTAAGACTCTGGCCGAGACCATCGCCGATAAGTACACAAAGGAGCTGAAGGCCAACAAGTACCTCCAGAATGTCGCCGACAAGGAATACAGCCTCTGGGAAGCAGGAGAAGGCGACACTGCTTCCATTGAAGCGCTCATCCAGAAAAAGGGTGAGACGCTGGCGAAGAGCATCGAGCTGCAGACAGCCCGTGTGGACATCGCGCAGAGACAGTACGACGAACTGGTCTCCCGGGTGGGAGCCAGCGACGACAAGACGAAGGAAGCCTACAACACTCTGCTGGACGAGAAGAAGAACCTCCTCGACTTACAGCAGGCGAAGTTCGAGAACACTTACAAGGCGGCCATCGAGCGGTATGAAAGCGACGACAAGGTGGCTCAGAGTGAATACCAGCTCTGGGCGGACACCTACGAAAAGACCGCCTCCGTGACTGAGAAGAGCAACAAGAACATCGAGACCATCAACAAGCGTCTGGCCATCCAGAGCGAGAAGACCGCCCTCGCGGAAAAGGCGTGGGTGGAAACGAAGGATGCCCTCGGCGAAGCAAGCCTTGTGACCCAGCAGGCTTACCGGGACTATCTGGAAGCGCGGCAGGAACAGCTGGAGCTGGAAAACGAGCTGGACAAGGCGCAGCTTGCGGCGTTTGACGACCTTTCGAGTTTCTATGACAGCCGCATCTCCATGGTGCAGAAGCGGATGAACCTGCTGGACAAGCTCTACAACGATGGCGACCTCAGCGGGCGGGAAGACGCCTATGCCAGCGCGGTGGAGCAGTATGGCGAGGACAGCATCGAGGCACGGAGAGCGGCAACGCAGGGTACCATGACGGCCCTGATGGGCGTGAACAGCGCACTGACCAGCATGAGATGGCAGATGAGCAAGGTCACGGCCATGCAGCAGAAGTACCAGACTGCCCTCGAACAGGCCGGAGGCAACCGCTACGATGAGACTGTCATGGCCGCTTACGAGGACATGATGGAGACCCGCTCGACCTTTGCGGACTATGTGGGAAATCTGGCAGACGCTTTCAACGTGAGCGACGCCACGAAGAAGGCCATGATGCAGTTCGGTGACGCCATCGCCCAGAACTGGAAGCCCATTCAAAATGGATTCATGGCGGTGGCCAAGAAGATGAACCCGAAGCTGGTACAGGGATTCTCTGACCTGTTCGGCCTCTACATGAAGGACGGAGCCAGCGAGACTGTGGCCGCTGCTACCAACACCGTCGTTGCCGCCATGAGCGGAGACTGGGCCAGTGCGCTTGCAAGTGGGCTGACTGCGGTGCTCGACGTAGTTGGCACGGACTTTGGCCAGACCCTGACCGAAGCCATCAGCACCGCACTGAAGAATGCCTTCAGCGGAAACGGGATGTTCGCACAACTGCTGACGAAGCTTTTTGGAAGCATCGACCTCGGCGGAAGCGGAAGCTCAGGCGGCTTCCTCTCGAACATATGGCAGTGGCTCAAGGGCGGTGCATCCGCCGCGAAGAGCTTTCTGGGCGGAGCGTCGAAAGCGGCCGCAGGAGCCAGCGGAGCGGCAAAGATCATCCCGGTGCTGAACAGCGTAGGGACTGCCACCGCCAATGGGGCCTCCGGTGTGACCACCGTTGCCAAGGCGGCGGGAGTTGCCAAGGCAGCCGCCACCACTGCGGGAGCTGCCACCTCGGGAGTCCTAGCCAAGGCAGGCATGGGCATTGCCAAAGTCGCGGCAAGTCTCGGCCCGCACGGTCTGCTGGCTGCTGCTGTCATCGCAGGAACGGTCGCCGTGGGTACTGCTGTGGTGAAGAACTGGGACAAGGTGAAAGAAGCCGTAGGAAACGCATGGAGCTGGATCAAGGAGAAGGCTTCGGGACTCTGGGACGGCATGAAGAGCATCGGCGGAAACCTCATGAGCGGCCTTGCCACCGGCGTGAAATCCGCTGCCAAATTTGGCCTGAAAGTGGCTCTGAGCCCTGCTTATGCCATCATCAGCGGATTCAAGCATATCCTTGGCATCCACTCGCCCTCGAAGGTCATGGCCGGTATCGGTGAATACGTCATCGAAGGCCTGACCAGAGGTATCGTCTCTACCGAAGGCGAAGCAGAAAAGGGCATGGACGAAGTGGGCGGAGCTGTCATCCGCAGTGCGCTGGCGACGACAAACGCCATTGCAGATCATCTCTCGACTGACAACCATCCCAGCATCACCCCGGTGGTAGACCTTTCGGATGCGTCGAGGAGTAGCGCGTGGCTGAACAGCGCCTTTGCAGACCGGAAAGGAACCATCAGCATGGCGGCGACTGTGACCGGACGGATGGCACGCAGGGCCGAGACTCCCTCGAGAAATCAAAATGGATACGAAACTGCCCCCGCACAGACCCAGTCGAACCGGGATGTGGTGGAGGCCGTGAAGACCCTTGGCGAGCGCATCGACCGGGTGGCAGAGTCCGTGAAGGGCATGAAAGTCGTGATGAACGGCCACAAACTTGTCGGCGAGATAAAGAGCGACATCAACGACGCCGTGGGCGACATCATCGAGAAAGGGTGGTAAGGCGTGAGCATCCTTCAGACTGTTGTGCCGGAATGGGCCGACGGATTCACGAGCCTCGTGTTCCATATCCCCGCCGATGCACCCGTGAAGGTCATCCGGACAGGAGAGCTGAACCTTGTGCCTGCCGGGCCGCTTCTCATCGAGCCTTTCGACGAGAAGATAACGACACTGGATGCCGCTCCGTGGCACGGTACCATCGAGCGTACCCCTCTGAAAGACCGGGTCTTCGGGAATGCGGAGGGCAGCTGGGAGTTCTATTATGTCGCAGATGACCAGAGCCACACGTTCTGGGACTGCTACATCCAGATGAACATCCCGAAGGACGCCGACCGGTACATGACGACAGCCAGCACATGGACTTCGACCTATCACACCCTGCTCCACTGTTTACAGGGCCGGCGGATGCTGGTGGATGTGCCGGACGGAAAGGGGAACATAAAGACTTATAAGGGGCGATGCTGGGTGAGCGGCTACTCCGCAGACCAGAACGGGCAGATAAAAGTGACCATCTCATACAGCCTTGCCCCGCCCGAACTTTCGTAAAGCGCAGTGCTCTGCTGTATTTTTGCAGCAGGGCATTACAGTTTACGAAAAAGATTTTTGAAAGAGCGCCTGGCATGTCGGGCAAGTTACGAGTGGACGAAGGAAGTCTTGTCTGGACGGAAACAGTAGTGCGCTGCTACAGAGGGGAGGTTGAGAATATGGATATGCCGCACGGGATAACGATAGGAAGCATCCACACATGGAAAGACCTTTATCTGATACCGGTATGCCGCCCCATCGTACAGGCCCCGACCGAAAAGACCATGACCCTCGACATCGAGGGACTGAACGGAACGGCAGACCTTTCTCACAGCCTGACAGGGTATCCGGTGTTCAACGACCGGGAAGGAAGCTGGCAGTTTTATCTGGACACGGAACGGTATCAGGAAGAGCATGGTTTCTACGGCCCTGTCGGCGATATGGCATACCGGGACATCCAGCAGAAACTGCTGGCGGAGATGAAAGCGCCGTTCCGGACGAAAGTCATCCTGGACGACGAGCCGCTGGTGTACTACATCGGCAGGGTATGGGTGAGCGGAAAGCCGTCGTATCAGTACGACCACGCAAAAATCACCCTGCAATACCGACTGTACCCGTTCAAATATCTCGTGAAAGAGCCGAACGGCGACTGGCTGTGGGACCCTTTCTGCTTTGAGACAGACCTTGCAACGCCGCAGATGAAGAATGTGGCGATAAAGGCTGGCGAAGAAAAAACTTTCACGCTGGTGGACTCGGACAAGCCTTCGGCAGTCTTTGTGACCAGCAGCGGAAAGGCAGCGGCAATGCTCGGAGACGTAAATGGAGGAAACTACACCCTTATCACCGAGGATTTCGCCACAGACATAGACGCCACGGAAGGCATCGAGAGCACAGAACTCGTATACTTCTTCCAGACACGTCAGCACCGACTTTCGCTGGAAGAGGTAAAGATGCCCGTAGCACTCATGGCTGGAAATTTCATCGGCAGTGTATGGAACAGCAAGCTCACCGTGACACTTGGGGTAAGACGAAAAGGAAGCACTGTTTTGCTTGCGGCTGTCGTGTGGAAAGGCATGGTCAATGACTATTATGGCAAGACTGTGACCGTCGGAGGAGCGATGAAAGCTGCACTCGAGCCAAACACGAGCTACGAGTTCGTGCTCACGGGCGAGACAGAGGGATTTCTCGTTGGAAATGATAGCATCCGGCTGCTTGGCACCGTCACCCACGACGGTGAAGAAAAACCGAATGAGAGCAGTTATGTTCAGCTCAAAGCCGGAAGCACAGAGCTGAAAGAGGGCACCGGCATCCGGACATGGTTTGGCGGAACGATGAGCTTTTATGCCGGCGACGGTGCGGTTCTGACACCGGAAAAGACCGTGAACATCGGCACGATGGACGCTACACTGAACAGAAGCGGACGGACAGTCGTGGTACAGGCCGACGAGGCCATCATGGTGAGTGTGGAATACAGGCCGGCATTTTTATAGTGTGCTACTACAGAGGGCAGAACGATATGAGATACAAAGTATACGCCGGAAGAGTGGCAGTGGACTTCAAAAACTCACTGGGTACACAGACAGCCCGCTTCCACTGGACCGAAAAAGTGCTTGTCTATGACTCCTACGGAGATTCGATTGAAGGAGAAGAAACAGACGGCATCCTCGCTGAACCAGAAGTGGAACTGGAAAACAAGGCGGCGGGTACATTCAGCTGCCTGGTGCCTTACCAGGTGGAGACCCGTTTCGGAACCATAAAAAATCCGTATTACAGCAATTTTCTCCTGGGCCAGACCTGGGTCATGGTGGAAGAGGACGAAGAGTGCATCTTCTTTGGCCGGGTAACAGGTATTGAAAAACAATTCGAGCTCGACCTCGAAGTCACTGCCGACGGCGTTCTGGACGAGCTGTCGCGGATGCAGACGAAGCTGGACGCCGGGAGTTACCAGACGACAAGCAGCTCCGGGAGCATCCTCGAGCTGATGATGCGCCCGAACCAGAGCGATAAGGGATACAGCCCCGTAAACTGCATGGAGCGGGGGCACGTGACTGTGGACAGCAAGAGCATCAGCACGGAGGAAAGCGGTACACAGGTCGGAAGCTACTGGAGCATCCTGACGACATATCTGCTAGAGCACAAAAAAGGAAGAGACGGATACCTGCGCCTGAGGCTTGCAAATGACCCGGGTACAGAAGATTATTTTTTCTACTACGACTACCTGAAGGAAGAGGATGTCCCGCGCACCGAACAGACCATTGAATACGGCGTGAACATGTTGGATATGTCTTTCGAGGAAAAGAGGACATCGGAACTTGTGAACAGCGTCACGGCACACGGCATACAAAAAGTGAAAAAAGGCTGGTGGATATTCTCCAAGACGACCTACGAGTCCATCTCCAAAAGCGCTAAAAATGATTTTTCCATTCTGGCCTACGGACTGAACTCACGGCACATCTATGTGGACGGGCAGGCTTCGACAGAAGATTCCCTCTACAAAGCGGCATTGGAGGAGCTGGACAACTACAAACAGGTCGTCGAGCCGGCGCTGACCATCAAGGCCTTTGACCGGCGAGATGCAGGTGAGAATGTGGACAAGCTGGGATTCCTGCTGAGCACCCGGATACTCTCGACCCCCCATGATATTGACCGGTGGATGGTCTGCACGAAAGTAAAACTGCCGCTGGATGCAGTCAACAGTAAAGAGTTCACCTTCGGACTGACGAGCAAGAAGCTCTCAAGGCGATTTGACAGCCTTACCGCGGTAGTCAGCCGGCTGAAAGATGCTCTGAACGGTCTGGTCGGACACGTCAACGAGATAAGCGAGACGAGCTGACCTTAAAAAGCAAGTGAAAGGATGAGGAAAATGACCTACGATGAAGTGCTTGCATTGCTGAAAGAAGAGGTCACCGGTGTCCGGAAGGCCATCTACGGCGTGGAAGTGCGTGAATACATTGCACGTTCTATGGAAGTCGTCATTGAGATGGTGCGGCTGGGTATCGAGCGGATGAAAGAACTGGCGTCAGATTCGAAGAACAGTGCAGATGCCTCGGCGAAAAGCGCCGCAGAGTCGAAGCAGAGCGCGGCAGAATCGAAAGCATCGGCCAGCCAGTCGGAAGCCAGTGCGAACCGGAGCGAGGCAAGTGCGGATGCTTCCGCAAAGAGCGCAAGCGAATCTGCCGCAAGCGCCGCAGCCGCAAAGAAGAGCGAGACGAATGCCAAAAGCAGCGAGGACTCGGCAAAGCGATATTCGGACAAGGCGAAAAACGTCATTGCAGAAGCCAAATCGGAGTATAGTGGCGGCTACTACAAGACCTATGACCTGACGGCTCTGAAGGGCAGCTGGAAGAAACTTTCTCCTGTCAAGGGGCCATACCAATACTATTGCGACATCGCAGTCCCCGACCTGACGGAGAGGCATTCGCCATTCTGTTCGACCGGGCTGGAAAGCTATGCGGCAGCAGTGGCGGCAGGGCTGGCGAATGCGGTCGAGACGCGAAATGGCGCGCTCCGGCTTTTTGCTATCCGGGTGCCGACGAAGGACATCGAGCTGGTGCTGACGATTTTTGGGGTGGGGACGACTTCTTACGAGCTGACCCTGCCCGTCCGCGACTGGGTCAAAATGGAGTCTGCCATCGGGCCGAACCAGTATTACTGCGATGTGGAAGTGCCGGGATGCCTTTCGACCATGACTCCGCTGGGGACCACCGCTCTCGAGAACTTCGAGGCGGCTTCTCCGGCAGGGCTGGCCAGTATGATAGAGACTTATGACGGCTATGTGCGCTTTTATGCCGTGCGGAAGCCGACGGCGAACATCGACGTCATCGTAGCGCTCATCAAGAAGGAAGAGCCGGTCAACACCCCTGCTACCCGGGACAAGCTGGGTCTGGTCAAGATAGGCGACGGCATGAACGTGACCAGCGGCGGCAGCATCTCGACGAGAGTTGCGACCGACAGCGAGTTTGATGCCATGATGGTTCGTGTTTTTGGAGAGGAGTGAGCAGATGGCAGCAGAACAGATCTCTGCAAAGCTGAGCCAGTTGGAAGCTTTTGGCATAAAGGTCGTGACTGATTTTGCCGCACTGACGGCACGGGTGCAGAGCCTCGAAAGAGCCGGAGGACAGCCGAATATCATCGAGAAGATCCTGGTGAACGGCATTCAGCTGGCTGTGGACGGAAACAAGGCGGTGAATTTCAGCGTGCCGACGAAGACAAGCGAACTCGAGAACGATGCAGGATTTCAAAATGGAACACAGATCGATAAGAAGCTCTCGACCAAGGCTGACAGTGGACATGACCACGACGGGCGATACTTCACCAAAGAGCAGGTGAACAGCGCCATTGCGGGGAAAGCGGACACCGGCCATACGCATGATGATCGGTATTATACGGAAGCTGAAATGGATGGTAAGCTGGCTGGGAAAAGCAATACAGGGCATACACACAATACCATCAAGGATATTGGTGATGGTAGAACACTTAGTTTTGCATACTCAAAAGACGGTCTTGGATATGAAAGTTATTCATGGCTCGCCGGATGGAATGGAAACGAACTTCGGCCTGTACATAAAAGACAATTTGCTACTGCGGGCCACACCCACGATGACCGGTACTACACCGAAAGCGAGATGGATACGAAGCTTGGCGGCAAGGCGGATGCGGAACACTCTCATGATGACCTGTATTACGCCAAAAGCGAAGTGGACGCCAAGTTTTCTGACGTGGCAGCGCCGGCATGGGACAGCATCAGCGGCAAGCCGACTGCTTTTACGCCGACTGACCATACCCATGACGACCGGTATTATACGGAAGCGGAGATCGACCAAAAGCTGCAGGGATTGCCGACCGCAGGGCATAAGCACACAAAGTCGGACATCACAGACTTTCCTGCCCTCGGCACGGCTGCGGAAAAGAATGTGGGCGACTTTGCAGCGGCCAGTCACACGCATAACTATGCTGGTTCGTCCAGCGCGGGTGGTGCGGCAAACTCAGCCAACAAACTGAACAAGAACGCGGGTTCTGCTACGCAGGGAGTATACTTCAAGGATGGTGTGCCGGTCGCTATGACCTGCACGCTGGGCAAGAGTGTGCCTGCGGATGCAAAGTTCACGGACACCAACACCTGGCGCGGGGTGCAGGACAACCTGACCAGCACGGCCACCGACCAGAGTCTGAGCGCAAATCAGGGCAAGGTGCTGAAAGGCCTCCTGGACGGCAAGGCGGCGTCCAGCCATATCCATGACGACCGGTATTACACCGAAAGCGAGATGAACACCAAGCTGAATGGGAAGGCGAACGCAAGCCACACCCATGATGACCGGTACTACACCGAAAGTGAGATGAACACCAAACTCAACGGCAAAGCCAACAGTTCCCACACCCACAACTATGCCGGGTCTTCGAGTGCGGGCGGCACAGCCAACTCGGTCAATGGCCTGACTTTTGCCGCCCAGACCACCGACCCGGGGGCGGGAAGCAGCCTTGCCACCAACAAGGTGCTCATCGTATATGCATAAGGAGATGACAGCATGGCATACGGCCCTATGAGTGTCGGAAGCGACGGGGCTTTCAACCTGCTTACCGACAAGACACTGACCACCGAGGATATGCCTGCGGACGCGAAGGCGGTGGGCGATAAATTCAAAATGGTATATACGAAGACCGAAACGGACGGCAAGCTGAAGGGAAAAGCCGACAGCTTTGTCAGCCAGACGAATGACCCGGGTGCAGGAAGCGCACTTGCAAACGGAAAACTCCTTGTAGTTTACGTCTGAGGAGGTGAAACTTCAAAATGGCAAAAGCAGTTTATGTGGGCGTTAACAGCAAAGCCCGCAAGATGAAAAAAGCCTACATCGGCATCGGCGGTAAGGCCCGCAAGGTCAAGAAGATGTACATCGGTGTCGGAGGCAAGGCGAGGCTGTGCTACAGTGCAGAGCTGGAAAAGGTCGGGATGGCTGCGGCGCTGAGCACTACACGGTATGATATGCGGGCCGCGACCGTCGGCAAATACGCTTTGTTTGCGGGTGGATTAGCCCGTAAGTCCTCTTTTGGCTACAGCGTCAGCAGTTCCGTGGATGCCTACAATACCTCCCTTACGAAGAGCACACCGACAGAGCTGAGCTGCAAACGGTGCGGTCATGCGGCGGCATCTGTCGGCGGCTATGCGCTGTTTGCTGGCGGCGCATCGTCATATAATCTATTGGGCTTTTATGAAAATCTCGTGAGCGCTGTGGATGCATACGATGCCTCTCTGACCCGCAGTGCCGCCCACATAATAGGCGCCACAGTCGCGATCGGAGGTGCAGCCGTCGGAAACTACGCGCTGTTCGCAGGTGGGACGGTCTACAGTCAAATAAATGAAGATAACGTGACGAGCGATGTGCTGGCGTACGATCCCTCACTCACCTTCACGACAGCACCTTTGTTGAGTGTTGCACGAGCGAATGTGAAAGGCGCAAGCGCAGGCAATTACGCACTGTTCGCTGGCGGAAGAGCCGGTAGTTTTTGTACGACAGTGGACGCCTACAATGCTTCGCTCACCCGCACCACCGCGACCGCTCTGAGCAGCACGAAAAACAACAGCGCCGCTGCAACTGTCGGGAACCACGCAATATTTGTGGGCAACACTGCCTCCGCAGACATCTACGATGCCTCCCTCACCAAAACGTCTGCCGCCATCCTGAGCACGGCGCGGACGGGTCTGGCTGCGACGACGGTCGGAGACTACGCCATCTTTTCAGGAGGTGGAGTGGCAGATTTCTGCGACGCATCTCTGACCCGGAGCAGCATCGGCACCAGCATGACGGGCTATGACATGGGTGCTGCGACCATCGGGGACTACGCTTTGTTTGCAGGCGGGCATTCCGGTGAAAAGAGTGACACCGCTTACGATTCCGTCGAAGTCTACACCGCATAAAAGAAAAGGAGAAATCAAAATGGCACGATACAAAATTTACGACAACAAATCTGACGTCATCACCCCGGTGGGCGAGAAGCTTACCGCTGAGCAGTGGCTGGACCGTTACCAGTGGGGCCGCTACACCAAGATGATCGTGGGCGGCGGCATCATCAACGGCAGCGTCGCACTGGTCTTCGACGATGAGGTGGAGCGTTACCGCAAGGCGGGCTGCGATTTCAGTGCCTGCACCACCGACGAGGACTATCTGGCCGCCATCGAGGCCTTTGAGGATAACCCGCCCGTGGCAGACGCCGGCGTCTCCGACCAGACCCGCATTGCGGACGCTCTGGAAGACATGGTGGCGCTGAGCCTGCCGGACGCAGAATGAGAAAGGAGAACGAAGTTATGAGCAACAAGGAAAGACTGACCGAGCGCTGGACGCAGGGCCGCATCTCTGAGGCGATGCTGCGGGTGTATGTCCGCAAGGGCATCATCACCAAGGCGGATTTCGAGGAGATCTGCGGGAAGAAGTATTAAAACTTCAAAATTTCAAAATGGAGGATGACGTATGGCCTTTGATATTTTGAAACTGACAAGCCTGATAATGGATGCGATTTGCAAGAAGGCCCGTGAGACCGGCCAGTCCGAAAATGAGGTGAGTTTCCAGATGGAGAGCGCTGCACGAGCGGCGACCGTAAAGAAGACCGTCTTCAACATGATGGACGCGGCACGGTATCAGGGCAATATCGACTGGGACGCCGTGAAAGCGTCCGGGAAGGTGGACTGTGTCCTGCTCAAGACCGTATCCACCAACTCGAAGCTCAGCAAGCGGAAGGACGGCCTCTACATCGACCCGACCTTTGAGCGGAACTATGCCGAATGCAAGCGGGTGGGCCTGCCGGTGGGGGTCTACTATTACACATACGCTACCACGAAGGCCATGGCGGATGCGGAGCTGGCTGTGCTGAAAACTGCGCTGGCAGGGAAGACCTTTGAAATGCCTGTCTGTGTGGATGTGGAAGACAACAAGCTCGTCAAGCTGAACAAGGGCAGTCTGACCGCTCTCGTGGACTACGAGCTGAGGACGCTGGAAAGCTGGGGCGTCTACGCACTGCTTTATACGGGACTCAATTTCAGCCTGACCCGTCTCAACATGGCAAAGCTCAAAGCCTATGACGTCTGGGTGGCGGCCTACCGCAAGAGCATGAAAAAGCCCGCGACCAGCTACAAGTACGGCATCTGGCAGTATACGGACGAGGCCCGCATCCCGGGTGTACGCACGAATGCTGACATGAGCTATGCGTACAAGGATTATCCGGCCATCATCAAGCGGGCGGGGCTGAGCCGGGTGAAGGGGGCGTGAAGCTGACGGAGACGTTTATTCTGGAACACGTCGGCGATCTGGCGTTCACGCTTCTGGGTGCGGCCGTGGGCTTTTTGTGGAAGAAGCTCATGGACATGGTGAAGGAGCAGAAGTATCTGCACGACGGCGTCCTTGCCATGCTGCACGATCGGCTCTACCTGATTTGCACACATTATATCAAAATGGGATACATCGACACGGACGGTCTGGACAATGTGGGCATCATCTACCAGGCCTACCACGGACTGAAGGGGAACGGGACGGGAACGAACCTGTACAAGAGGGTCTGTGCTCTTCCCATCAAGGAGGGGGACGAGCCGCGGCTCGAGCTCCCTTAAAATTCAAAATGGAGGCTGCAATGAGCAAGTTCAAAGATATTTCTCTGGCGACCATCGTGCGGACGCTGTGTCTGGCGTTTGCACTGTTCAATCAGGTGCTGAGCGCCTGCGGGCATCCGATGATCCCGCTGGACAACGCGCAGATGGAGCAGTTCCTGACCAGCGTTATCACGGTCATCGCGGCACTGGTGAGCTGGTGGAAGAACAACTCGTTTACGAAAGAAGCCATTGAGGCGGACAAGGTATACGACAAGCTGGTGGCGAGCAGGAAGCGCGGAGACTGATACCGGACTATCCTCTGCATCGTGAGTTTTGAATACATTACAGTGTATCTTGTTGGTCGTTTGGCTCGCGGTGCGGGTGATTCAGAGCGCAGGAGGTCCATCGATGCCCGATAGGCAGTGAAAGCAAAACTTCAAAATGGAGTGACCCACCCTGTGTAAAAGAGAAGTCTCATTGATGTTTTGCCCCACGGGGCGGAAAAATCAGGGACTTTTCTTTTTGAAATTCTATTCTAGATTAAAAGATAGATCTCAAAATGACCCATTGCCCATACCGGAAACGAGAAAAAGCAGGACGCACACGCCCATTTTTGCCTGTAATATCCTTTTGCAAAGACTTTTATAAAGAAAAGAGGTTTACGGCATGAAAGAAGTTCCGGTATGGGAGAAAACGACCCTTACATTGGAAGAAGCCGCGGCTTATACGGGAATAGGCGAGAACCGGCTGCGGGACATCACCAACGACGAGCAGGACCTTGTACTCTGGGTGGGTACCAAACGGCTCATCAAGCGCAGGGCGCTGGAGAAGTACATCGACCGGACCTATTCCGTGTGAGATGGCTGGTATCCGGGGCTTTGGTGTGGTATACTCGGGGTGTCACATCAGAGCTTCTTATAATGTAAGGAGTTCTACTATGAAACGAAGAAAAGACAATAAGGGAAGAGTGCTGAAGGAAGGGGAGAGCCAGAGGAAGGACGGGAGGTATCAGTACAGGTGGACGGATCGGCGAGGCGAAAGGCACATCCTTTACGCGATGGACCTGAAAACCCTGCGGGACAAAGAGGACGAAGTGGAGGAGATGCGGCGCAGCGGCATCAATGTGCTTTCCGCTAACATGACGGTGCTGGAATTGATGTTGAAATTTGCGGAGATACGAAAGCTATCTATAAGGAAAAACACGAGGGCGAACGCCAAGTGTATCATCTCGGTTCTCAAGGAGTACCCAATCGCGGACAGAGATATTTCGTCCGTTACCAGGAGTGAAGGAAAGATGTTTGTAATAGGCCTGTACGAAGATGGCTATGCTTACGGCACAATAGAGAATTTCAAGGTCGCACTGCTTCAGGCGTTTGGGTCTGCCTGTGAGGACAAGCTTATCGCTGAAAATCCTTTCCGATTCACGCTATCCAAGGTGATCCCAAAAGAAGAAAAAGAAAAAGCGATCCTGACGGAGGAACAATACGAAAGACTGATCGACTTTTGCCGCGAAAACAGAAGATTGACAAAGCATCTCGATGAGGTAATAATATTACATGAGACCGGGCTGCGCGTAAGTGAATTCTGCGGGTTGACCGTGGATGACGTGGATTTCGAGAGAAATGTTGTGCGAGTGGAGCATCAGTTGCTCTATTACGCCGGGAAATTATTCATTGAAGACCCCAAAACAAAGCAGGGGGTGCGAACGATCCCAATGTCTGCGAAGGCAAAAGAAGCTTTCGAGCATATGATCGCGATTCGACCTCGGCTGGATAAGGAACCGGTTGTGGATGGGTACAGCGGATTTTTTCAGATAACGCCATACGGCAAGCCAAGGCGAACACCGAGTGTCGAAGCCAACCTGAAAAAAATCATAATGAAATACAATGAGTCTCATCCTCAGGATACCTTACCGCTCATCACCCCGCATTCACTCCGACATATGTTTTGTACCAGACTTGTGCTATCAGGAATGAATCTGAAAGCCATACAGTATATTATGGGGCATAAGAAGATGGAGATGACCCTTGAACTCTACAGTCACATGAACGAGAAAAACGCTATCAAAGCGTTTCGGCACTATATGGCTTCTGACACCAATTTTGACACCAATTCCTATAAAAATATGTAGAGTTATAAGGAAATACGTGGATACAGGAAATGGAGAAAGAAAAACCAACAACATGAAAAATGACTGTATTTCGTCGTAAAATACGATGGGTTGGTATTTTTTGAGGCATCTTGAAGATGCTGTATTTTTGTGAAAAAGGGTAGTAAAATTATGGAAACAAGTTATTTAAAAACGCTGGAACTGGACAAGATCATTGCCCGGGCGGCGGAGGGATGTGTGTGCAAAGAGTCCCGCGAAAAGCTCCTTGCCATCGAGCCTCAGTGCGACCCCGATGAAGTGCGGTATGCGCTGGAACAGACCGATGCCATCAATTCACTGCTCATCAAGAATGGCTCGCCCCGCTTCGGTGGAGTAGAGGGCGTCAGTCAGCTGGCCGCCCGCGCCGTCAAGGGCGGTGTCCTTTCAATGGGTGAACTGCTGATGGTGGCCGGTGCGCTTCGCAACTTTCAGAACCTCGTCAGCTGGTATGGTTCTTCGGAACACGATGCACTTCCGACGGACGACTTATTCTATGCACTGGCTCCTCAGCCGGGCCTCGAGCAGCAGATCTCGAGTGCCATCCTTGCGCCGGATGCAATGGCAGATACGGCATCGCACACCCTGAACGACCTGCGCAAGAAGATTCGTGCAACTGAAAACAGCATCCGTGACCGTCTGGAAAGCATGGTCCGGAATATGGACACCTCCAAGTACTTACAGGAGAGCGTCGTCTCCATCCGAAATGGCCGGTATGTCGTTCCTGTCAAAAGCGAGTATCGCGGAGAGGTGAGCGGTATCATCCATGACGTCTCGTCTACCGGTGCGACCGTCTTCGTCGAGCCTCAGGCTGTTGTGGAGGCAAACGCACGCATTCTTCAGTACCGCGCACAGGAAGCCCAGGAGATCGAGCGTATCCTGGTAGCATTTACCGGTCAGGTCGCAGCCATTGAGCCGCAGTTCCAGTACAGCTATAAGGCCATGCTGGAAATCGACGTCCTGCTTGCAAAAGCCCGCCTTGCACTGGATATGAAGGCGTTCAAACCCACTGTCCGGACGGATACGTCGTTCTCGCTCATCCGGGCGCGTCATCCGCTCATCGACGCAAAGAAGTGCGTTCCTGTCGATATTTCGCTGGGCAGGGAATATGATTCGCTCATCATCACTGGCCCCAACACCGGCGGTAAGACCGTCACTCTGAAAACGGCCGGTCTGCTTTGCGCGATGGCACAGTGCGGCTTCCTCATCCCGGCGGATGAGCGCAGTGAGATCTGTGTCTTCGACGAATTCCTCGTGGACATCGGCGATGAGCAGAGCATCGAGCAGAGCCTGTCCACCTTCTCCGGTCATATGAAGAAGATCACCGGCATCCTTGAGCTTGCCATGCCCCACACGCTGGTGCTTCTGGACGAGCTTGGCGCCGGTACCGACCCGGCGGAGGGTGCGGCACTGGCTGTTGCCATCATCGAAGAGCTGCGCCGCCGCGGTGTGCTCCTGATGGCCACAACGCACTATGCAGAATTGAAGGTGTTCGCTCTCGAGACAAAGGGCGTCGTCAACGCCAGCTGCGAGTTCGATTTGGAGACGCTGCGCCCCACCTATAAGCTCAGCGTCGGCGTTCCGGGCAAGTCCAACGCTTTCCTTATCAGCGAAAAGCTCGGCATCCCGGAGCGGGTCATTGAGGCTGCACAGCAGCATCTGTCCGCAGAAGACAAGCGTCTGGACGCCGTTCTGGGCCAGCTGGATGATTTGAAGCTCCAGCTCAAAGCCAGCCAGGATGAGGTAGAAGGTCTGAAAAATGAGGCCGCCCACCAGCTGGATGCAGCCCGTCAGAAGCGCGATGAGCTTATCCAGCAGGGCGAGAATGAGCTGGAAGCTGCCCGCGCCAAGGCCCGCACACTGGCGCAGGAGGTCGAGAGCAAGGCTTACGCTCTGACGGATGAGCTGCGCCAGATCCAGAAAGACGAGCGGATGAGCACCCAGCAGAAGGCCCAGCGCGCCCGTGAGATCGCCAAGAAAGAGTCCGAAAAGCTCTTTATGGGGACTGAAGTGGTACACAACCCGGTCAAGGAGTTCGTTCCGCTGAAGGAAGTCAAGGTAGGGCAGGAGGTCTGCATCGCAGAGCTGAACCAGCTGGCTACCGTGCTCTCTCTGCCGGATAAAAACGGCGATGTTCTCGTACGGGCCGGCATCATCAAGACGAAAGTGCCGCTCAAAGGCCTCAAGCAGCCGGAAAAGCTGGTCAAGGAGACGAAGCCTCAGACCAAGGCACAGCAGCGTTACTCCCGCCTGACCGGCGATGCTAACCGGCCCAATGGCAGGGTAGAGCGCGTACAGCGCACCGCAAAAATGGAGTGCAACCTGCTGGGCCTTACCGTAGACGAGGCGCTGCCGGAGGTGGATTCCTTCATCGACCGTGCGATTTTGAACGGTCAGACGGTGGTATATCTCATCCACGGCAATGGTACCGGCGCACTGCGCACTGCGATCCATAAGCATCTGCGGGGAAACCGAATGGTCAAGAGCTTCCGTCTGGGTCGTTACGGCGAGGGCGAGAGCGGCGTGACCGTCGTCGAGCTGAAGTAAACCGATGGCAGGACGTTCAAATCCGAGACACGCACACCGGAGAAGACAGGGCGGCCCGTCCGCTGCGACTGTCATCGGCCTTTTGGTGTGTGTCGTCTGCTTCAGTGCAGCATTTTTCCTTTGGAAGGCAGCGCTGTTCGGCTCCGGGCGAAATGAGAGAGGGGAAGAACCTTTCCGACCTGTGGTGGGCGACCCGCCCTACCGGGTCTGCATTGATGCCGGCCACGGTGGAAGCGACCCGGGCGCAAGGGGAGTCGTCGAAGAAAAAGAGATGACGGCCCAGACTTCCGAGGCTTTGCTTGCGCTGCTGGAGGCCGACCCTAATTACATCCCGCTGTGTTCCCGCGAAAGCTATGATGTCACCGCAAAGCCCAGCGAACGGGCAGAGGCCATCAATGCCCAGAGCCCGCAGCTGCTGCTGTCCATCCACGGCAACTCCGCGCCGGAAGGCTCTACTGCTGCAGGCTTTGAGTGTTATCCGTCCGTTCCGGGCCGTACATGGCATCAGGAGAGCTATTACTTCGCGCAGCAGCTGGCGCAGGGAATGCAGGCCGCAGGCGCAAAGCTCCGCGGCCACGGCGGCATCCGGTACATTTATTATCAGGGCGAGGTAAAGCAGCTTGTAGAGAGCACCCATACCGAAGTAAGGGACGAGCGAAGCTTTACCTTATTGGAAGATGTAAACTGTCCGGCGGTTCTGGCAGAACAGTGCTTTGTGACCAGCGAAGAGGACGTTGCACAGTTTGGCAGCGAAGAAGGCTGTAAGACAGTGGCGCGCGTTTACTATGAAGCTGTCTGCGCGTACTTCGGAACACAGCCGCTGGATACGCCGCTGTAA